GGTGTTTAATAACCAGACCGTGCTTTACGTGTATACGCTCCAGTATTTGCAACTGTTGATTCTGCACAAATTGCTACACAAACTGTATTGGATGTAACAGAAGTAATCGAAATAACTTTATCATTAATTAGGATTATATCACCAGCAGTCAAATCATTCGAAAATGTTGTTCCCACTCCTAAAAGAGTCGTATTAGCTTGTGTATAGACTGCGGAAGTACAAGTAGGTGAAACATCTGAATTACTGTTAAGTGTTCCATCTGAATTTGTGTTTCCTCTTGTTGCACCACACATGGAAACTCTCAGACTGTTTCCAAGATCTCCTGGATATTTTGCAATGAATGATCCCGCAGAAGTAACTGGTGTACCTCCAAAAGCATCATCGTATGTATTCTCATAGTGTTCATCATTTCTCACCTGCAGTGCAGTGGTCATAGCCGCATTATTTGCGTCTGTTCCGACTGAACGAACTATTTTCAGTGACCCCGAATATGCGAGATAACTTGCTGCAGTAAACCACGTTTTGTATGTAGCAGCGTTTGGTTTCCCAAAGATTCCGGCCATTTCTGTTTCATTTGATACTTGTATAATATCAAGTGCAGGTCCCCATTTAAAAGGTCCGGCAATCGCACCTTCTGTCATAGAGATTTCAGGAACAACAGCGGTAAGGTCAATTTCTTTGGTTACAACGCCTGGGCTAATTGTAAAAGGCATCTTAACTCTCCTATAAAATTAAATTGTAAGTTATTGTTCAACAAAAATGAACAATAGTGTGCCATGTTGAAAGTATTTATCTTTTTCCAATTCTCTAAAACCATAAATATAAAGTAATATCATAAATATAGCAAAGACCCAACTATGATTAAAGATAAATTAACAGATAATAAAAAAGTAAAAGAACGATTTCTTAAAAAGATTGATCGTACTGAAAAACATACCGAATGTCATATCTGGCTTGCTTCAAAAAACAAGACAGGACACGGAATGTTTTCTGTCTTTGGAAAAACTATACCTTCCAGTAGACTTGCTTTTATGATGTTTCGGGGTAATGTGTCCGACCATGAAGTAGTAACGCAAAATTGTTTCAATCCTTCTTGTGTAAACCCTAAACATCTAGAAGTGTCCAACAAAAGAAAGATAGGGAAAAGATTAACTATTCATCCGGACCAATTGATTACGGGTTCCATTAACTTTCTAAACAGACTCAAAAAAGAAAGGCCCGACCTGTCCAACAAAATTGAAAGTTTAATAAACGAAATAAACAACCCCCCTACAGAAGTCAACTTTGGGGATATAGATCCCTTTAATAATATAATCTCCTAGTATCATCCACTTCCCACGTTTGACCTTCATTATCTACAAAAGTTTCGGATTCTAGTCCATCATCTATAAGACCAAAAGGAAGCATGTCCTGTTCTAGAGTTTCCATTTGTTCTTCCCACATCTTTTTCCGTATATCCATGTTGGTCATCTCTTTGAAATATCTTTGCTGGACCAACCATCCGAATATTACTAATGTCATTGCCAAATCATCATGTGCACCTTCTTCTGCTTGATACGAATTGTTCCGCAAAGCAAAAGTTGTGAGTTCCTTAATAGTTTCAAAATCTGGAATAATTAATTGTTCTTGTTCAACCAGATCCTTCAGGGTAGCACATCCAATCCTTTTGATTTGTTTACTTGTTCTGAGCCCCAACTGAATATTTTTTGCGAATCCTCCACCAATTTGTTGTCCCGCTCTTCCCCTCATTGTAATAATCATAATATTTTCGTATTCCAGATCATAATGAAGAGAATCGGCAACTTGACTTCCAATATCATTCACCTCAACTAAAACATGTGCACAATTATATTTGTTCCCTACATTGTAAATCACATTTGGATACAGCATGGGGGAAATGGTATTGTCTCTATATTTTGCTACTTGCTTGTAGGGCATTTCAGAAACATCAAAGACCGAAAAAGCAGAATAATCGACACCTTTTCCCTGTGCAGTATCGGCAATGAGGGCATAAGTATGACTTTTTATTGGTTGTTCATATACATCTAAATTATTACTGCTGTGAATAGGGCTCTTGAATACCATCGTTCTAAGTTTCGATGGAGCAATCAGTGTATACGTTGACCCCACGAACTCACACTCAAATTCTTGTGTAAACTGTACTTCACTGGTGTTTCTTATAGTTTCTTCTTTCCACTTTCCGTCCCTGCCCGGCATCTCTGACCAATGTACCTCAATCGGAACATAATCATTTCTACCTTCTTCAGCTTCTATCCACATCTTGTAGAACATATTGAGTCCGAGTGGAGTTGAAACAATCAGAACTTTGGTAGATTCACCAGCAGAAATAGTGGGATATACAGAAGTAAAGAATTGTTCAGCAATATTTTGAGGAACGTGTGCAAACTCATCAAGAAAAATAATGTTGAAAGAAGAACCACGAACTGCAGAACTAGAAGTCGCCGCGGCAATAACTTTAGATCCATTCTCTACTTCAATGTTCCCTTTGTTCCATGTGAGTACACCTTGCTGTAAATATTTGGGTAGATGTTCGTAGGCAAGTTGTAATCTAGCAAGTAATTCCCTTGCTACCATTCCTTTGTTCGCTAAAATAGCAACATTAACACTTTCGTTAAATAAAATGTAATGAAGAAGAAATGCGATGATGGTAGTTGATTTGCCTGTCTGTCGAGGCATTTTACAGATCACAAAACGATTATCATTAAACTTATTAATCATGTCTTTCTGATAATCATACATGTCAAATGGAACTAAACCTTTATCTACATGAACAATACGTACATGATTCTCTATGAAGTATTCTGGATCTTCCTTGCACCGCATGTATTCTTCAAGAGTTTCTTTAGTCCAATTTATCTTCTGTCCGACATTTTTGAGATTAGGATTTCCAAGATATGTGGTTGATTTCATTAGGTTTTTCCTCAACAACTCTTACTACATTCTGTATATTCGTTTTTTATATGTTGTAAACAATCCTGACAATCTTTAGTCTTTTTTTCCTTTGCCTGATTTTCAAGAATTTGATTTAACGAGTTAAGCATTCTGTTCTTAGCATGTTTAATTTGTTTTGAAATAAAATTATCAGAAAGTGTTACTTTTATCATTTTTTCGCTTTTAAAAGTTTTTGTAATTCTGCTGTTGAACCCACAAATACGGCATTATTAACAGCAACACCAGGACCACTCTTCTCTATACTTAGTTCTTTTTTGGTTTTATGTAGTCCCATTAACTCTTTGTTGGCATCTATTCCAGATTTGATTAACTGACCGACCACTTCAAAAGCACGTGGATGTTCAGATTGTTTAGCAATCTCCAACATCTCTTCTACTGCGTCTTGATTTCTTTCGATTAGATTGTAGTAATTTTCACGGGCATAATTATAATCAACATCGTCATCCTTGCCGTCTGTTTTTGGTAAAACTCTGGCCACCGGTTCCGGTTTTAATTCTGATGTGGGCACTAAACTGGTGATTTCAAGAATTTCGTCTATACGATTATCCATTATTCATCCTCCATACTTTCCCAAAAAGGCCCCATTTCCTCTATACATTCATTTGACAACGGAGCAATAATTTTATGTAATTCACTAATTTGTTTATCTAAAAATGTTCCCGATGGATACTTTTCCCTAATTTTATCACATATACAAAAACATTGTTTCGATACTTTATCTTCTTTTAGAGGTTTTCTTGTTCCTCTATATTTCGTATTTCCCAAAAAGTAAATAGTTTCATAACACGATTTAAAAAGAAGTAAAATATCTTTGGTCTTATATGTATCTTTCTGGATTGTCGTTTCAGTCAAGGGGTTTGCATAGGCAGTCAATCCGATGCACACCGCCAAAACTAAAAATGTGAACCGACGGACCATTATAATATTACATCAAGTCCAGTCACCGGGTCATTATCTATGTTATCATTAAAAAATTCAGTTGTTTCTGTATATCCAAAGTCATCGTTCGCTGTGGCATCGCCTGGTCCTGGTACTACTGTGTATCGGGTTTTAATTCCTGCAGCCCCAGATGATTCGGAACTCCACTCATTCAACACTTTCATTGTTCCTGTTGCAGTTGGTGAACCCGCATCTGCATTCAGAAGTATATAATTGGTAGAAAAAGTTGTGCTGTCCTCTAATATAATATATTCTGGTTCTTCAGCTTCTTCGCTCGGCAATCTAAGATTAACAATAACTTTCTTAACAACCGATCCTGTTTTAATATCTGGGTAAATATATCCTTTGAGCATGAAGTTCAACGACCAGATAATTTCACGTTTTAAACTAAATTCTCCCTCATACGAATCCTCAACCGAAACATCATTTAAGATTATTGCAATATCCGGCGAGATATTCATTTCGGGAATCAGATTAACATTAACATTAAATTCTGGGGTGAAAAATGGTACAATCTGTTCAAAAATCTGAGCACCATCTTCCGCATTTTCTACTGCTGCAGTCAAACTAAAATTAAAATTATAAGGAACAGGATTATATTGTCTCATTAAAGTGCTGGTCCCCGCCGCGGTATTGGCAGAAACTACTTGACCTATTGTATTTAATTTCCGCGTGCTATCATAAGAAATTCCGTTCATAACAAATCCCATCCGTGGAAGAGTTGTCATCACACTTGCATCGGTTGTTGACATTTTTCGTATATGTAACAATAATTTGTCTTTTGCTTCGTATGCTATCGGAACTTTAATTTGTTCTGTAATAACCCCGGATGAATTCTTCCTTACAATGTTTATATCATTGAAAAGTGTTCCGAAAACCGCTACATACTTTCTAATTGTCTGATGATAATATGTTATTCCCAGCATTATTATAAACTCCCGAAAGGATTACCTTCAGTAAAATCAATAATAGCATCGGCCGCGGCCTCAATATCAGCATTACTGGAAGAAGTCGCCGCTGTATTCGCGGCTGAAGTTTGAGCATCGAAAGATGTAATAGAATATGAAGCACTTGAACTATCTCCAATAATATTTACAGTCCCTGAAAAATTCCCTGTCATATTAAGAAGATTGAGAATTTTAGTGGTCGAATTCCAACTACCCACTTCACCTTTAACCGTAGCCTCAGCAAGCGAATCTCCTTGATATACCGTTTCACCTACAGTGTAGTTTCCACTTCCACTATTCATTGTAAAATCAACAGAATAAGAATGTGTTCGTTCAATTGCGTCTATTGTATCGATACCTGTATTAAAAGATTGGTCTGAATAGGTAAACATTTCACATAGCATATCATAGGACTGCAATTGTCCGGTTTGATAAAATATAGCTTCATCTTCTATAAACAATATTTGAAATAGTGCTTTTGTTATCGGAAAATAAATCAAATCACCCTCATGCGGCATTTTTGCCCGACCATCAGTGGCCAATCCTAAATCCTGCCATCTACGTTTCGCGACAGTAAATGTAATTTGGTCTTTTATTTGTAGACCCCACTTTGCAATGAAATCTCCCGACCCCTCAAAACCATCAACTGTTTTAATATACATTTCAATTGTATGGGCACTATTGTACGATGCAGAAGCATCTTCTCCCATTAAAGTATCTTCGTTATTTAATGTTCTCGGAAGATAATAAACATCGATTCCATAGGTTTTGATGGATTCGATCATTAAATTTTCGATCAATCTATTTTCCGGAGTATTTGTTCCGTGATGATTGAAATATGGATTTGTTGCCATTTACTATCCCATTAGTCCGTCTACTGGTAATTCGTATCGTAATTGCATTTCCCCCTCAATTGTTTCTATTGAAGTCGTTGCATCATCATACATTTGTCTACCATTTAATGTCACACCACCCGGTAGTTGCATTCCTTCAAATTTGATAAGGTTTTGTCCCCATTGTTGTTTAATCAATGCGGTAGTATATTTTTTGAGAAATAGGTCACTCCAAATGTCAGTAAAAGTAGCTGGGTCAATAATTTTATCACATTCTACAATTACCCAGTCATCAATGTTTGCATCTATTCCCCATTCAATATCAAGATATAACCTGTCCGCATGTCGATTGTATCTAAACAAAGGAGCTCCAGTAAACATTTCATCTATCATTTGAAGATGTTGATTTGAAATTACATGATATTGTAAAGATGCTCCCATATTATGCATTTCATTTAATGCAAACTGATATTTGGCAGAAAACATAGAAGAAGATAAAACATTATCAGAGAACGGCATTACTCTCCGAACTCCTATAATAGATTCAGCTATTGAAATATATTTATTATCAAAATCCCCTAGTGATGTCGCAGTGGACGCATGTGTTGTTGCGGTTGCACCACTATTGTTTCCTGTAAGAGTTTCGCCGGTAGTAATTGTTGTTGTGGTATTTGCATAAAATGTATTACCATCTCCACCAGATTTAACTCTTGGATTTTTATACCTTAACGTAGTATTGGCACTGTGATATTCGTGAACCTGAGCCCTTACACCACTTGTACCTGCATCGAACCACTCTCCATTTGCAAACGTTCCTGTGGGAGCCCCTGCTAATTTAACGGTAGATCCAGTTACCATGTGTTTTAGGTAATTTACTTCTGTTGCATCAAAATGGTATTCTTGGAAAAACTGAAGGCCATCATCAATACAATCTTCTACTTGGTCATCATCAATATTCAGTTCTACCACCGGCCATCCAAGTTTCCGTTTACAATAATCCTTAAAAGTTGCTCTTGTAGTAGGTTGTGTCATTTCGTTGCCTCCGCAGATACGGTTATAATTCCTTCAGCCACTCTTTCCACTATTGTTCCACCTGATTGAGTATATTCAACATCATAGACATAATTTCCAGACGAAATCGCAGCTGTCTGTGTCGCTGTCAAGGAAACTGTTACATTTGAACCTGCAATAGCAGTTGTTAGAGATGTAATATTATTTGATGAATGGTAGGACTGCCTCATTTTGGCAGCAGTAGTACCAGCGGAAATAGTAACATTTCCACTAGTAGAATTTTGAGCGGTGATTACTTTTTCAAACGTGCAACCCTGGTCCATTACAAGGTTTACAGTTTGTTTTTGAAGAGTTAGTGCCACAGTTTCTCCCTTTATAAATAAATGAATTCTTTGATTCTCTTATATTTATAAAAAGAAGTTATGACCATTTACTTTATAAAAGATTTTCAGCAGATTTTTCAAATGATGACATATCAAAAACATCTTCCAACATTCCAATTTCGATAGGAGAAAGTGTTAGTCCGTCTGGAAATTTGATTTTATCGATTCCTTCAATCTCAAATTCTTCGGACGCAACTTTGTTAAGATCAGTTTGAAATGACTCGACATTTTCTTTTTCAATTGTTGTGATGCCTTTATCATCTTCTTTACCATGTTTTTTAACAAGTTCATTGCGAATGTCATTCCATTCTACCTGTGCTGCAGCCATTTTTTTAATAAAACGATTAAACCAAAAAGCATCTTTTGGCGGCCATTTTTCATATTCATTACATTTTCGAATAGTTTCCATAAATTTTTCATTCATAAAAACAACATTTTTAAATTTCATATTAATTCCTTTATAAAAGTCAACATTTATTCAGATGATTCAGTCGAAACATCGGTGTCACTAGATTTATCTTCTTCCTTTTCAGAATCTTCTTCAAGTTCCGACATATCAAAAACTTCTTCCATCAGACCCATTTCTTTCGGAGAAAGTTTCAATCCTATTGGAAATTTAACTTTATTAATTCCTTCAATCTCAAATTCTATATTCAACAATTCATTGAATTTAATCTGAAAATCCTTCAATTTTTCAGTGTCATCTACAG